TGGTTTATGAATTTTCTAACAACTACCGTCCAACTCTAACATGGAATTATGTGTTCTGTGGTAAGATGCACGTTATCAGTAATAATAAAAATAATGTAGCTGAACTTAACGATAAAAGTACTTTACGCTTTATTCTTAAAGATTTGAAAGATGGGCGGTATTATGCAGTATCTAAGTTGTTTGATGGATTCACTGTAACTGGACATGTAGATGGTATTGATAAGAATGAAGTAGTTCAGGAAATGAATGAACAAATCAAAACTATCCACGAAACCGTTTCTAATGAAATGTACTACGACAATTATGTTCCTCACTACGTCAGTGCTTTTTGTGTTAATCTAAAGCCATTCAAGGCTGAAGATTTGAAGATGGAATATGTTGAAGTTCCATTAGATATTGTAAATTGTGTTAATATCAATAAAGTTTACAAAATTGGCGACAATCAAATTTTCGGATACTTGTGTACTCATACAACTGCACGTAACACGCAAAAAGAATTCTTTTCAGTACGAAATTACAGCAGTTATTATGAACCGGAATCACTTGCAGTTTGCCCAATTTTCGGATATACTGCTGAAACAAATATTCCTGTCACAAACATTGATTATGATGGTTGTAAGTCGTTAATTGGTTACAACAGTCCATTTGATACTCATAACTATGGGTATAGTCGTGGGAAAGACCGTCTAAACCTTATTGATTTACCAGAAACAGTTGAAGTTGGTTATTACACTCTACGGGGCTAAGGCTCCGTAATAAGGAAATTGAATGTCAGTTTTAGATATTATTTTAAAGATTAAAAACACAGCCAGTACTAATTCGAAGAAAGATATTCTCACCGAAAACATTGATAACGTTGATCTCAAACGTGCAATTCAATTAGCACTTGAGCCTTCTATTGTCAGTGGCATCAAGAAACTTCCAGATGCAATTGAAACAGATAAAAACATTACTCTATCTGAAGCACTAGATTCTTTGGACGTATTATATACTCGCAAAGTAACTGGTAATGCAGCACGGCAATTCTTAGGTGAACTATTTGGTTCTGTGTCTGAGGATGATGCTGAAGTACTTCGTAAAGTAGTGCTAAAGAATCTTGATTGCGGCGTTCAGGAAAAGAATGCTAATGATGTATATGGTAAAGGTTTCATCAAAGATGAACCATATATGCGTTGTTCATTGGTTAATGAAAAAACTGTTCAAAACATTACTTCATTTAAAACTCATGGATATGCAGTTGCTGAAGTAAAAATGGATGGACAGTACTTAAACAGTGCTGTTGTCAATGATTCACTACTTTGTACTTCCAGGAATGGTAAGGTGTATGACTTCTTAGGAATGAAAGATGCTGATATGGTTCAGCTTGCTAAGAATGTCCAAGCATTAGATTCTCGTTTTGAAAGTGGTGTTGTATTCAACGGTGAATGTCTTGTTATCGATAATGATGGCAAAATTCTCAACCGAGAAACTGGTAATGGTATTATTCAGAAAGCTGGTAAAGATTCTATTTCACCACAAGAAGCTATGCGTGTCGTATTCGTATTGTGGGATGTATTACCATTTGATGCATTCAAAGATGGTCTATGGGATGTTGAGCGTAAAGAACGTCGCGAACTACTTGAAAATGCTATCAGTACTTTAGAATCAGAATTCGTTCGCATGGTTGAATACGTTAAGTGTGCTGATATTGGTCAGGCATTCGATTTCAATACAGAAATGATTGAAAAGGGTGAAGAAGGATCTATTCTTAAATGTGAATCTGGTATTTGGAAATCACATACATCACCTAAGCAACTTAAACTTAAGTTGAAAATGCAGTTTGATCTTCGCGTTATTGGTTATAATCCAGGTGAAGGTAAACGTGCTGGTGGTATTGGTTCGTTAATTCTTGAATCTGCTGATGGTATTATTGTTGTAGGTTGTGGTACTGGATTCAAAGAGAAAGATGCAGAATGGACACCAATGACAATGATGGAACGTTGGAATGAAATTGATGGTGCAATCGTAACTGCTGAAAGTACTTCACTAACGAAAGATAAACGAACTGGAAAAATGAGTATCTTCTTACCTGTATTTGTTGAATTCCGTTTCGATAAAAATACTGCTGATACTTATGAGCGTATCTTAGAGATTAAAGAATCTGCTGTACATGTTCTACGCGAGAAACTAGCGAAGTTGGAATGTTAATTTATTGTGAATCTATTTTGGGGAGGACGGTTTTCGTCTCCCCTTATAAAAGTTGGATAGATAGTTCATCTATTAATCAGTACGTTGACCGTAGATTTCTTCTCGAAAGCCACTTAGTTATGATGCAGCATTTTAACGATGCAGACTCGTTTATCACACTTAAGAACAGATATAGCAACAATCAGCTTGACAAATCATGGATTCGTGGTACAATGCTACATAGATTAGAGGATACTCCGTTTAATTTAGCAACTTTGTATTGTGGTAATGAGCTTCGTAGTCCATCACGAAATATTACACCTTACAAGTATATTACGGTTGAGCCAAAACCAATCGAGCAGATCGAAGAATATTTAAGGTGTATGGATGAAATTTACAATTATCTCTGATTTACATGGTGAAATCGGATTCATGGAAAATCAGGAAGTACAGAAAGATACGATTCTTCTTGTACCTGGTGATATTCACGAATCCCGCCGCACCGGTAAGTACCGTGAAATGATTTCGGTAATGACTGAAAAGTACGCTGAAGTTGTCATGGTTAGTGGTAATCATGAATATTACTTCTCTAACTTTAATAAGTCACATCGTGTACTTAAAGCGTTTGAAGAAGAATTCAGTAACTTTCATTTTCTTGATAATGATTTCCGTATGTTCGGGGATGTTCTTGTGTTGGGTGGTACTTTATGGACTGACTATGATAAGTCAAACCCAATCACTAAACTTCAAGCACAGCTTGGGATGAATGATTATAAGTACATCAGGACTGGCCCACCGGAGCAGTATTGGCAGCGTAAAGTTAACCCTGATGATCTGGAATTTTTGCATTATAAAACTAAAACTTTTTTGCAAAATTGTCTTGACAATCAACGCGAAACGTGCGATAATTTTAAAACGGTGGTAATGACGCACCATGCTCCTAGCTTTGGTAGTGTTGACCCGTTTTTTAAAGACGATAATCTGAACGGTTGTTACTGTTCTAATATGGACTACTTTGTTGACAGTTTAGGTGTAGACTTCTGGTTACACGGACATGTACATTCTTCCCATGATTATATGATTGGCGAAACTCGTGTCTTATGTAATCCACATGGCTACACTAACAGTAACGGTACACCAGAGAATCGAAACTTTGACAGTACATTAACTATTGAGGTGTAACATGGCTGGTAATGAAAGCTTGATGCGTCTGATGCAAATGGTTACACGTGAGAGTACTCAGATCATTATTAACGGTCAGAACATCACAGGACAGGATCTTGTTATCAAGAAAACTTCCGATGGCGGCACTGTAGTAATGGTTGATGGTGTTCCAGCCTTTGCCAATGACGTACAAATTAATATTGAAATCAATGGTGACGTTGATTCAATTGAATTAGGTGCAGGTAAAATTACCTGTGCGAATGTTCACAATGGAATTAAAACAATTTCCGGTGATGTAGCATGTGAAGACGTGCACGGTAATATTACAACCACATCCGGTGATGTAGATAGCAATGATGTAGCGGGTAATGTCACTACAGTTTCAGGTGACGTTGACGCAGGCGTGATTGCAGGTAATTGCAGTACAATTTCTGGCGATATTTCAACTTAAGGAAGCAACATGTTCGATAAAACTACTGAAGATATGACCCCAACCTCTCTAACCATGCCATTTGTTCTAGAGCGTTCGAGCGATGGTGAGCGTTCCTATGACCTAGCATCTCGTATGATGCAAGAACGTATCATCATGATTGATACTGACTTCAACGATCAAATGGCACACGTAATCAAAATGCAGTTAATGTATCTTGATTCACGTTCAGCAGATCCAATTACTCTTTTCATTACTTCCCCAGGCGGTTCAGTCCACGCTGGTCTAGGTATTAAAGATGTAGCTAAAAACTGCCGTTCACCAATCAAAACCATTGTACTAGGTTATGCTGCAAGTATGGGTTGCTATACTCAGTCAGTAATTGGTACTCCAGGTATGCGTTTAATGGGTGCTGATGCATTTATCATGGCACACCAAGTATCATCTGGTACTAAAGGTCTAATTACTGATCAGAAGATTGCACTAGCACACTCTGATCGTTTGAATGAACTTTTAACTTCACAAATTGCTGACGCAGTTGGTGTACCTTATAAACAATTCCTACGTGATGTAGATCGTGATCTTTGGTTGAACGCTGAAGAATCTCTACAGTACGGTACTAAAGGTTTTGTCGATGGTATTCTAGTCGGTGAACGTAACGAAAAAGGTCAGTACAAAGTTAAACGTCGCGATGGTTCTTTTGATTGGGTTTAAAATATAAATTATGAATAAGAGTTTAATTCGGGATAATGTTATTCCCGAAAACTCTGAAGCATTAAGTACTTCAGAGTTTATGAGTGTAGCACTAGAGCAAATTGCAAGTTCAGCACTAAGTGTAAAAGATGCAGATGAAGCTGAACCAGTTTTGGATGCAATGTCTGATATTCTTGAATTAATGTGTGAATACCTTAAGGCTAAGAATATTCATCCTGAATCACTTTTTGAACACGCAGAAGAAGTACGTAATATTAAAGGAACTTTCCAAAAGAAAGTGGCAGTATCAAAGGACTAAGTGAATGAGCAACAACCATTATAATCTTGGATATGAATTTTTCCAGGAAAAGAAAAATGAAGTACTATCAAACGAACAACTAAAACAAATGCATCCATTGTTCCGTAGGGGTTACCGCACGGCACAAGAAGATTTCATGAAGCGTAATAACCGCAGCTTCCCAATGACTCTTGCGAATATTCCGATTCGTGGTGAGAAGTTTGTTCCTTCGTGGAACGATATTCTAGCAGCAACACGTCGCCCACGTCTTCAGAAGCTACATGCACCACATATGGCTCCAGTACTTAATATGCTAATTAAGTCAATTGAAGATAACTCTGATAAAGTTAGTCGCTATTCAGATGTTGTTCGTATGGTAGATGAAGGGTTCGATATTATTCTTCAGTACGGGTATGATAGTGGTATTCTTGACGATAAAGATCTTTATCAATACAACTACATCGCTAAGTAATTTTTAAAGCCGCCTTGTGCGGCTTTATTTTTAAGGAACATTATGAAACTACGCCCGTATACACCAGAAGAAACTGACGATCTTATTAATAAGTTCAAGGTAGTTTCTGATTACTGTTACAGAATTAATGCATCTGCACATGTGATGTTACTTGATAAGTTTTACGAATACATTCGTAATTTTAAAAAATCATTATTCACATGGAAAGCACTTGAAGAAAAAGATTTCATCGACAGACTTACCTGCTACAATCACCCTAGAATAATTTCTATTGACGGTTCATACGGCTCAAGTTTGTTTGAGAATGATTTATTTTCTAAAGAAGGTGATTTCGTTTATGGGTTTGGGTATTTCAACACCATAGATATTAGCATATTAGAACGTTATGGTATCGAAAAATTCAATAAAGATGAAATGGATATTTTAAACAAAGCCAGTACTCTTACTGATGATTTCTATCTTAATTATGATTTGCGTGAAAAGTACACAGTACTAATTAAGTACGCTCACCGACCATTTGAGTTTGATGAATCCGATATTAAATGGTTGGAACGAATTGATTATTTTTACAATAAGGCACTTGAATGGAATTCAAATTAACTGAAGATCAGACATACGATTTACTAACACATTTAGGTAATCACGAAACTATTATTTGTCTTGTTCATGAACAGGCTTATGATATTCTTGAGCGTTATTATAATTCGTATAAACGAAACCACAAAGGTTTGTTTAAACCGATGAAGAAGGATCGTTTCTTTGACAGGATTTGCAAACGCGGCACTTGCTTACACACTAGTACTACATTAGTATCTGAAAAGAAATACGTATATTCGTATAACCGTGCAGAACTTAATCCTAATTTCCTAAAACAGCTTAATGTTTCACAGGAAACTATTGCTAATCAGGTTGTCCATGCTGCACTCGAAACTCCCTACCTTTATGGAAAGAGAGTTGAAGAAATAAAAGAGATGTATGATATTCTGTTGAAATACGGAACAGTGCCGTTTACAGTAGATACTGAGATTCTTAAGATGTACGAAGAAGTAAAAGAAGTAAATCTAAAACGACTTGAACTATTGGAAGTGATTGGTATTAAACATGAACTATAAAACATTATCTCAAAATGATACAATCATCTGGTTACGTAATTTAGAAAAGTCTATTATGTTAGGTGATTACCTATATAACTTATGGATTGACCGTCAATTACTAATGGATGCACAGTACAAAGAACGTTACCGTACTGGATGGCGTAAATTCTTCTATGAAGATGATGGTTATTGGATTACACCTTATGGTGGAACTCCTTACGCATTTGGTGGGTACTTTAAACTACGTCTACTTGATCAACTTACCGAAGCTGAAAAACAACTTAAATGGTATGCTGAAGAATATGAAGAGAAAACCGAAGACTTATTCAAGAAGACACACCAGCGTTGGTCGATGTATGCCAAACAACCATTTGAGATTAGTGAAAGTGATGTAGTCTTTTATCAAACGATGCAGGACTGGCATTTGTCTTCAATAAAAATTGCAAAACAATTAGGGATTGATTATGAAGCATACAACTTGGATGAAGATAGCTCATATAGTAGCTGATGAAAGTAAATGCATCTCACATCATGTGGGTGCAGTTATTGTAAAGAATGATCGTATTGTCAGTACCGGCTATAATGGTTCACCAACCGGTCAGCAGAATTGTTGCGATGCTAATAAACATTTAGTAAATAATGGTGAATTACAGAATTGGGTTAGTGATGATGCTAAACATCATCATCATGAATGGAGCCAGTTACATGAACTCCACGCAGAACACAACGCACTTTTGTTTTCGAATCCATCAGACCGTGATGGAGCAACACTTTACTGTACGTTACAGCCTTGTTACGTGTGTTCGCTTTTGATTGCTGGTTCAGGCATCAAGCGTGTGATTTTTGACAACGAATATCACCGAACACCATCGCAAGCTATTGACGTACTGCGAAATGCTGGTATAATGGTTCAAAGACTATCCGACTTAGAGGACTAATTAATGAAAGTACTTATTTTTGTTTTTTACGCAGTAGTGGTTATTGGAATTATCTTCACCTTTATTAAGGTGGCATTTGGTAACATGACCAAAAAAGCTCCAAAGAAAAATGTGCGTAATTTCGTTGTACGTTTTGATCCAGTAAAAGAACAGTACTACATCACGAATGCACTTGATACTCACGATGAAGACGTACTTACGTTCTTTGGTAATCGCGTGTATTACAAAGACCGACCAAAAGCAGAGTTCGTCGTAGAAAAGATGAATTAAAAAAAGGAGCCAAGTGGCTCCTTTTTTTTTAATTAAAATAATATTAAGCAGTAACAGTAACTGACGTAGTATCAGTGAATGAACCATCAGTAGTTGTAACAGTAATAGTTGCAGAGCCAGCAGTCACAGCAGTAACTAGACCAGATGCACTTACAGTAGCAACCGCCGGATCAGATGAAACATAAGTAACGGTCTTAACAGATGCTGAAGCAGGAGCTACGGTAGATGTTAGTTGTTGTGTAGTTGTTCCAGCTATACTTAGAGTTACGGAATCTGGAGTCATTGTAACACCAGTTACCGCAGTACTTACAGTAATTGCAGAAACACTAGTGAACGAACCGTCTACTGAGGTAACAGTTACGTTAGCAGTACCGTTGGTAACGCCAGATACTAAACCTGAAGCACTTACTGTAGCGATTGCTGGTGCACTTGAAATCCAAGTCACCGACTTATTGGTTGCATCAGCAGGAGCAATAGTAGCAGTAAGTTGTTGAGTTGCACCAACACGAATAGCAGCAGTGAGTGGAGATACTGCAACAGAAGATACTGCAACAATTACCTGACCTTGACTAGAATAATCAGATAAGAACAATACACTACCATTTTGAAGAATTAGTTTATTACTTAATAGTTTTACAGTAAATCCAACAATGTCTCCATTTGTATCAACCGCACTAATACAGAAAGTCCCTGGAGCAATACTATCCGAAAGTTCTGCACCAGTTGCAGTTACATCTAAAGCTACACCATTTTTATCAACACCAGTGATTTCAATGAATGGATAAAGAGTTAGACCATCAACACTCATTAGATCAAATACGTTAGCAGAACGTTGTTTACTAATACGAATGTTAGTTAATTTTGTACCATCGGCTAGTACAGCAGCATCAACATTAATGCCATCTACACCGAATGGGGATTTATTACGACCAGCAATTGGTTTTCCCATTTTTAGTCTCCTAAGAAAGTTATATTATATATTTATTGAGATGTTAAAAATGAGGCATCTCTATTAATATTTACTTTTTAACAAAAAAGAACTTGCAAAATTGAAAACTTCTGGTATGATTTCTGTACTTAAAGAGTTTATACACAAAATAAAAAATGAAACATTGAACTTTTTTGTGATATAATATGAATACAAGGTGATGTAGCCTTGAATAACAAATAACTAAGGGAGTCTTAGAATGAGTAAAGAAAAAGTATATGTGTATATTGGTCGTTTTCAGATGGCACACAAAGGTCATGAAGCCACCATTAAACACGCATTAGAAAATGCCGACCGTTTGGTAATTCTTGTTGGTAGTTCTGAGCTTGCACGTGATTCAAAAAATCCGTTCACGTTCGCAGAACGCAAACAGGTACTGGATGCTATGTCTAGTCGTTTGGCACAGGATGAATGGGCTAAAGGGCGTCGGGTTAAGATTGATATTCTTCCGATCCACGATTATGTATATAACAACAGCAAATGGTTGATGGAAGTACACGAACAAGTTAAATCCGTAACTACAAGTGATAATATCTTTATTACTGGCTGTCGTAAAGAAGCGGATGAAAGTACTTTCTATCTGAACTTCTTCCCACAGTGGCAGCAAGATTTTATTGGTGAAGTAAAGAAATCACAGGCTGGTATCCCACCGCAGTATCGTGAGAAGGACGCAGAATCAAATCCAATCACTATTAATAGTACTGCAATGCGTCAGCAATTCTTTAGCACTAAAGAAGTTCCTGAAACACTTCCTGAAGAAACTAAAGAGTTCCTTCAGAAGTTTATGCAAACTAAACCAACTGTTTTCGAAAACTTAATTGGTGAATTCAACTTCGTCCAACGTTATCGTGCAGAAATGAATGAGCGTTTGCCATACAACAACATTCCGTTCTTAACGGGTGATGCAATGGTAATCAGTGCTGGTCACATTCTTCTTGTGAAACGTCGCACATTCCCAGGCAAAGGTTTGTATGCACTACCAGGCGGCTTCTTTGATGCATGGCAGGATAAAGATCAAATCCAAACTGCACTACGCGAATTGAAAGAAGAAACAAAGATTGATGTTCCAATGAAAGTACTTGAAGGTTCAATCCGTGAAAGTATGGAATTCGGTGACTTCAACCGTTCCCAACGCTGGCGTATCATTACCAAATGCTCTTATATTCAGCTTCAAGACAATACCTTACCAAAGGTAAAAGGTGCTGACGATGCAGAGAAAGCATTTTGGATGCCACTAGGTGAACTTGTTCAAAACCGTGATAAGTTCTTCGAAGACCATTTAAGTATCATCGATACTTTCTTAGGTATTCTATAAGTTGTTGGAGTACTTCGGTACTCCTTTTAAGTGAGAAGCAATATGTTGTTCTGTCAACCAACCGAATTTTATAATGAATTGAAATATATCAGTACAAATCAACCTGAATTTATTCAGAAGATTGAAGAATCTGAATATAAGATTCCAAGTAATTTGACTAATGTAGAGCCAATATCTTACATCCTTGAAATGATTAAGAAGCAGCCTACTCACGAGAACAGCATCTTTGCACTACGAACTTTTGGTGTATATGATGCACTTGAAGTAAATGAAAATATGCGATATGTGCAAGTGTACTTTGCTTGCATAGATCAAGGTGCAGTACATATATCTAAGCCACAATCAAGGTACATTATGGTACGAGATGATGTATTGTACTACACAACAACTGATGAGTTCGGTGACTTATTCGAATTCACATTGAAAGAAATTGCAGAAGAAAAGCGTAATCCATATGCAATGTACTCGTACTTTAGCTTTGGTAAACATGTATTTGAACCAAGTAACTTACTGGCAAAGATACCTTTAATTCTTCTACCACATTTGGTATAAACCAAAAACCGAAAGCGATGTAGCTTTCATTAACATTAATATCTAAGGGAGTCTTAGTATGAACAAAATTAACAAAAATGTAAACTTTATCTTAAATGTCGATTCGTACAAAACTGGTCACGGTTTTATGATGAAAGAGGGTGTTGTAGCTCTTGAATCAAATATCATTGCACGTAAACCAAGTAAGTACGCAACACATGTCGTGATGATGGGTATTCAGTATTATCTACAAGAGTATTTGGATATTGAAATCACTACTGATGACATTGATGAAGCACAACTAGAAACTGAACAACGTGGCGATGATTTTGATCGCGGCTTTTGGGAACACATTGTAGAAGTACATGGCGGTAAAATTCCATTACATATTCGTGCAATTCCAGAAGGTACGTTAGTTCCTGTTGGCAGTCCATTAGTACGCTCTTTCAGTACTGATCCACGTGTTTGTGTAATTGCAAGCTATATTGAAACTCAGCTTCAGCGTGGTATTTGGTTCCCAACTACAGTTGCTAGTAATGCACGTAGCATTAAAGAATTCTTAGCTGATACAATGGAGCGTCATACTGGCTCTCGTTTTGTGGACTATCACTTGCATAACTTCGGTGATCGCGGAGCTTCAAGCTTCGAATCTGCAATCATTGCAGGTATGGCACATGCGGCATTGTTCAACGGTTCTGATTGTCTAAGTGCTAACCGTTACATTAAACAATACTACCACACAACTAATGCATATTTGAGTTCAGTAACTGCGAGTGAGCATAGTGCAACATGTTCTAACTCAGACGCAGACAAACGCGACGACTTTAATATGGCAGTTAAGATGGTTCGTTTGTGGGAAATGAAAGTACGTGCATATATTGCTAAAGGTTCAATTGGTGTTCCACCAATCGTATCAGTAGTGATTGATACCTATGATGCATATCGTTTTACCCGCGAATACATTGGTACTCGTTTGAAAGCTACCATTATGGAAATCGCAGCACTTTGCCCTGGAGCTAAGTTAGTTCTTCGTCCAGATAGCGGTGATCCACTAACAATGCCAATTGAAATCGTAGAGATTTTGATGGAGAAGTTCGGATTTACCGTAAACGCAAATGGTTATAAAGAATTACCTTCATTCATTGGTGTAATTCAGGGTGACGGCATCAACGAAGACAGTATTCGTCAGATTGTTGCAAACATGGAAGCTAAAAAGCTTTGTCTTACCAACATCGTATTTGGTATGGGTGGTAAGTTAGTACATCCAGAAAAAGGACGTGATACTTACAGCTTCGCAATGAAAGGTTCCGCACAACAGCTAAACACTGGCGTTTGGGAAGATCTATTCAAAGACCCAATCACTGATGTAGGCAAGCGTTCTTTACGTGGTCGCGTCACTACTTATGAGTGTACTAATACTCACAAGATTATTGCAGAGCGTATTGAACTACAAGAAGTCAACCCATTCCTACGTGATATGATGGTTGATGTGTACGTTAACGGTGAGATCATGAATCTCAGTACCTTCGATGAAGTACGTGAACGTGCAAACAAAGGTTTGTAATCTTCAGGGGGCTATGCCCCCTTCTTTTTAATTTAGACGGAGCATTAAATATGTTAACCACAATACTGATTATGTCTATCGTTGCGTATGCCATTATTCTTTGGCTTACATATTGCGAATACAAAGTAAAATACAAAGATGCTAAGAAAAGTAAAAAAGTACTTTATATTTGTGCAGCTAGTTTCTTAGGAATAGTAGCTGGAACGTTTGTATCTATATTGGGTTATTTAATTTTAACTATGTAAGGATGCATATTATGGCTGGGAAAGGATACGTCAGTCTAAAGCTTGACGCGGTTCAAGCAAAGGAAATACACAAAATATTTAAATTAGCAGGCATTGACTGCTTGACAGCAGCGAAGTTTCATGTTACTGTAATGCAAGATGAAAGTAACCCTTCAATCAAACTACTTAAAAATGATAGTACGTATAAAGCGAAGATTACTGGAATTGAAAGGTTGGGGAAACCTGGTGGAGAATGGGAAGCAATAGTACTTCTTCTAGATTCACCAGAGATTGAACAGCGTCATAAAGAATTGGTAAATGCTGGTTACACACATAAGTTTCCAAAATTAAAATGTCACATGAGCATTGTATACCAACCAAAAGACACGGATGAAGATCTTATTGAACTCATCTATAAACTTGGCGTATTACCTGAAGAATTAATTTTTGGGAATGAGGTCAATAAAACTACTGTTTAAGTGAGCTGAGTATGAAGCACGGCGATTTAACTGAACATCAAAAATGGCTCTATAGTGGTGATTGGGTTGATGACCATCCACTCGCAAATAAAGAAGTTACTTGCATTAAGTGCTTCGGTTCGTATATAATTAAGGACGCACCCCGTACAGTACCTGGTACTGATGGATATTATATCAGGGAACCCGCATGTCCTAAATGTGGTTGCCGTTTGTACTTTTCACATCTTTAAGGTAAACAATGAATCTCGATAGTTTTTTGAATAATGATGAATCACCGCGACTGATTTTCTGTACTGGTGCTGGTCTGTCGAAGGAATCTGGTATTCCAACTTTCCGTGACGCTGCTGGCGAAGGTTTGTGGGATAACGTAAGTGTAGATATTGTTTGCAATATTGCACACTTCCCTACTCACTATGATGCAGTACATGCATTCTATAACAAGATGCGGCGTGGTCTTCAGAATTATGAACCGAATGCCGGACATGAGTTCATTGCACGTATGCAACAATTGTATGGTGATGATCGTGTGATGCACATCACTGCTAACGTTGATGACTTAGTTGAACGTGCTGGCGGTACTGCGATGCACGTACATGGTCGCCTGACTGAAGTAATCAGTCCGTTCTCAGTAAACTCTCCTGACTATGAAGTTCATGAGATTGGCTATACTGATTTCGAACCACCAGCTAAAGTTTTCTCTAAACCAAACATTGTTATGTTCGGTGAAACATTCTGGTTCAGTGATGGTGTTCGTAAACCAATTTACGATGACCTTTATAAAGTACTAGACAGTGCTCGTGCTCGTGATACCTTTATTATTATCGGGTCATCCGACACCGTAATTCCGTGGTCTATCTATGCTGGTCTGGCAACTGCTTCACAAACTGTGAACATCAATCCAGAGCCGCATGATAACGACGACAAATTTAACTACAATCTTTACAGTCCAGTGACTGATGTACTTGGTACTCTTGAAGATTATATTACCGCTCGTATGGGCGTACAGGAAATGGTGTAATTGTGAATCTCTACGAAGCAATTCCGTTCGGTGAGCGTTCGGCACGTTATGATTGTGTGTTTGTTTGGATTTATGC